CGTTCCTCGCTGATCCCCTCCGCTTTGGCCAGGGCCCTGACCCCTGCCGCCTGCTCCTCCCGCCAGAACTCACCATCGAGCAGGGTGTCACGAATCACCGCATCCTCTTCCAGCACCTCATTAGCAGGCACCGGAACCGGTGTGCAGCGGCACTGCGGGTGGGCAGGGATCACCACCTGATCGGCCGGGAATATCTGGCCATGGCGGCTCAGGCAATACCGACAGGCCCGCTCATCGGTGGCAGCGACCCACCGGATGAAGGCGTAGCCCTCCTTCAGGTTATGGTCTATGGCGCCCTTCACGTAGGCATTGGCCAGCTCGCTGCGAGCGATCACCTCAGCACGCTGCCGCAGCCCCATTCGGGCCGTCTTGCCCGTGGGGTCGGTTGTGCCCTCCAGTGCCCCAACGATCTGCCGCTCCAGCCGCTTGGAGCCCCAGCCACGCGCCACACCCTCGCTGACGATTTGGGCGATCTGATCACGGAACCGGGCGGCTTCGCCTTCCATGAAGGCGGTGGCGGCTTGCGTGGCTGCACGGATGGCTAGGGGGTTAGCCCCGGCGAACTGGGCGCTGGCGCCGGTCACGATCCCCTGCAGCGCCGCAGCCGCCTCCCCACCAACTGATAGGGCCTCGACCAGATCGGTGGTGAATGAACGCTGCCAGGCTGCGATCTCCTCTGGCGGCAGGAACTGTTGAGCGTCGCGGAGGATCGCCCTGTATTTGGCGGTGGCTTCGGCGGAGCTGTAGGCACCGGGGGCACGGATCGGGTTGCCCTCGGGGTCCAGCGCCTCGGGGCCTACGGCATTCAGGTAGGCGCTGTAATGGCGCTTCAGGTCACCCAGGACGCGATCCAGGGCGGTGCGGAGCATGGCGGTGGTGTTGGCCACCATCCGCCCCTCCAGCTCATCGAGGATGGCGGCGTAGCTGTCTACGCTGCTGATAATGCGGTCGCCCTGGGCCATTGGTTACGGCCGTGGGAAGTACAGCAAAAGGGCGATACCGGCCACAATCATTCCACCAGATAAAGCAAAATCAAACCGGGTTCCGTTAGCAAGGAACAGTCCCCAGCAGCCGCTAACGACAAGGCTGATAAATGAGTATTTCACTCGCCCACCACCCCGTCGCCTACCTCCTCATCGTCGGAATCGTCGTCAAAGCTGGCGAGCACCAGTTCCTGCTTAGCCAGTTCCAGTACACCGATCACCTCAAAGGTGCTGCACAGCGACTGTGAGATGACAAGGCTGATCTGTTCGTAAAGCTGTTCCGCACCCATAGGGCCTCCTGGTTACGGCTTAGCTTTCCGTCGTCGGCTGCGACTCATCCACAGGCGTGGTCAGATCCAGCGGCGTGCTCGTGTCGTTCCGCCCTGGCGTTGGCGCCCCCAGCGTCGGCCGCTCCCTGCGGATGCGATCCATCTCATCCTCCACGCTTGTGGTTGCCCGGTTGAAGCCGCCCGTTTGTAGGGCCTCCACGGCGCTCTCCTGGCTGATCAGCTCAACACCACCGGCCAGGCGCTGCAATGCTTCAGCACCTTGTGCATTCAGCGGTTCAGCAAACGCATTTTCATCCATCGTCAGGCCAGCGCCTACCGCAAGCTCCTCCCCTGTGTACAAACACCAGATCGCCAGGATGGACTGCATCACCGATCGCTTGCGCTCACCCATCGCCTTGATGCTCACCTGCACCCGACCGCCCTCTAACTGAGCCTGCGTGGCTGTCTTTGTCACTTTGCTTTCACCGCTAAGGAAGCCCAGTAGTTGCTGATTGATCAACTCCTCCACTTCCTTGATTTGGGCCCGCTGCTCAGCCAGCGAGCTTCCATCAGGCTCGGCGAACTTGAAGTCCCCATCCTTGTCCACGTCGATGGCGGTGTTGGGGCCAATCACCAGCGGCGCGGCAGCCTGGCCAGGCATCGGCGGCGGAGCACCCTTCCTCACCGGCACCGGCATGGCGCACTTGTGGGTCTTCTCCTTCAGGTCCGAGCGCATCTGGTAGTGCTCGATGCAATGCTCCACCACCTGTCGCAACGGCAGCCCGCCCTTACCGAACCCTGCCTTCTCAGCGGGATACCAAACCACCGGGCAGATCGTCAGCGGCCGCTGCTTGGAATCCAGGTACTGGCCGTTGGTCACCTCGTCAAGGCTCAGGCTGCCATCGGTTCGCTTGGTCAATTTGTACAGCGTCCACTTCCCTGGCTCGATCACCCGGTAGCGCTCCTCATACTTCACCCCGAACACCCCATCAGGATCGTCCACCTCGGCCCATTCCAGGAAGGTGCAGCGGGTCACCACCTCCGCCGAATCCACGATCTCCGTCCGCCAATTCAGGCACGTTGAACGGGTGCGGTTGACCAGATACGGGCGCCGCTTCAGGGCCGCCTCGCTAGCCCCATCAGTGGGCTGGCCATCGGGCATCTCGACAAGGATCGGCACCCCACCATCACGCAGGCATAGCGCATCCACGGTCATCCAGAATGCCTGCAGGCTGTTGCCTTCTAGGTCTACGTTGTCCTGGCTCTTCTTAAAGCTGGCCGGGGGGTCTTTCAGCTCACTGCGGGATAGCACCCCCGCGAAGGCCTCGATGCCAGCCTTGAAGAAGTCGCTAAACACCGCACGACCCAACCGGCCAGTGTAAGCGCCTTCAGGTTCTGCTGGCTCTTTCGGCAGGTACTTCTTCTTCGTCTCCTCATCCTTCAGGCAATACCAGGCGTCATAGGCACGCTGTAGATCGTCGGCGTGCTCCCGCAGGATCGGATGCTGAAAACTCGGCAGTTTCGGGTCGGTTCCAGGATGCTCAGACTTCACCGCTGCCCGTACTCTCGGCCTGTTGCCAGAGCTTTCCGCCTCAGAGCTTCACGGCCTTGGGATGGGGCTTGCGGCGTGGGAACAGGGACGGCTGCACTACCTCGACTGGTGCGGGCCTGGGCTGACGGGGGCGCCGCTCACGGGGCACAGGTGCCACCGTGGGCACGTCAAGGCCCAGAAGCCCCTGGCGGAACTGAACAAGGGTGCGGCCGCGCAACTGAGCCTTCAGGCGGTTGTGGAACTGGATCATCGGCCCCGATGGGTAGGCCCGCTTGAATGGATCAGCTGCCCAGCGCTCCAGGAGGCCACGATCAGCGGGGCGCAGGTTGGCGAAGGAGGCCTCGGTCAGGGCATAGAGGGCGGCGGCGATTGCCGCCTCTGCTGCCTCCGGCTGGTGCTGGCTAAACAGGGTCAGCTCATCCTCCAGTTCGATGGTGCCGACCATGCCGCCCAGCATCTCGGTGATCTCCTCCTGCGTGAACACCGGCAGGGCCTCGACAACCTGGGCGAGCGTTTTCCCCTCGGCCAGGAGGCGGCGCACCTTGGGGTAGTGCTCACGCCACTTTGACGGCAGCTTCACGTCATAGCCGTGGTCTCTGATGTGGTGTTTGATGGCCCCCTCGATAAACGCGCAAACGCAGGAGCTGAGCGCATAGGGGCGATCTGTGGCGGGGTTGATCCGCTTGGGGTCGTACCGGCGGCAGCCATTGATCAGCCCCTCTAGGGCTGGGCCGATGAAGTCTTCATAGGGCCTGCTGCAACGACGGGACCACTTCGCAGCGGCTGCCTCAGCCAGCCCCTGGTTCTCCACGATCAGCCGCTCAGATAGCTCTGTGCGTGGGGGGGCGCCGGGCTTGGTGGGCTGCTCTAGCGGCTGTCCCGCACGAACACTTCGCCGCCGTCTAGCAGCAGGGTTTGCCCCTCGCCCTGGTGGAGCTTGACCTTGGGTGATACTGGGCTCCAGCTCCCCCCGAAGCGGAACACCTCCAGGAAGCTCCCCTGAGAGGTTTGGCGCAACCTCCAGGTTCCGGCTACAGGCTTGCCCCGCAGTTGCGTTAGCGGCGCCTTCGGGAGGGTTAGGGAGGGCATTGGTGGGTTGTGGTTTGGGAAGGGTGGTAGTCATAACCGGGCAGACCTTCTGCTGGCATGGTCGTCTCGGAGAGCGTCCAGCGCCTCGACGGGAAGCAAAATGCGACCATATGCATTAGCACCAATATCAACGTAGGCCTGCTGCCAACCAAACAATGCACTTCCGGCCATTCCAGTAGGATTGCCCCCTAGATAGTCAATCCGGGTTTCAGGTATCTCACCAGGCCAGGTCTGTCCCAGTAGCCAATCGACAACCTCAGGCGGCGGAAGGTGCGGGTCGCGGGGGGTGGTGTCCATGGGTTCGGTGGGGTGATGGGATGGTGGGATGGTCTACAGGTGCCGATCAAAGCCGAACGTCTAACCTGGCGGAATACCTTTGCGGGCCGCCATAAATAAAAGCTATATCCAAGTCAACCGATTCAACCCTAAGGCCAGTTTGCTCTGAGAAGCGGTTAAGTATGTCAGAGATCGCCCCGGCAGTTGTGTCCTTCAGAAGGTTTAACTCTTCCAGGGTTAGATCATTGGCGGTCTTAAGGGTGTGGTCGGTGGGTTCGGTGTTCATGGGTTTAGTGGGTTCGGTGTTCATCGGAAGCCGGGGATGGGTGACCGCCGCCGGGGTGGTGGGGGCTCCGGCTGCTGCTGCGGTAGGCCGTGGCCGTAGGTGGCGGTGCTCACCCGCATCGGGCCGCCGGGTCCGTAGCCCAGATCTGCAGCAAAGATGCGATGCAGCGGGTAACCCACGGCATCATTGGGATGGTCGTAGCCAGTCTTTTTGTCCGGTTCGCCTTGCTCGTTGTAGGGCTGTCGCTCTAGGGCCTCGATCAGCCGTGGGCACTCTGGGCTGATCCAGAATCGCGTTTCCCCCTTGGCGTTCAGCAGCAGGGCCTGCACCACGTTCACCCGATCGCGTACCGGGGGATTGGCATCAGGGGCGTAGTTGATAAAGCCGTATGACTTAAGGATGCCGATGTCCGACAGGCTGGCATTGGTGCTGCGGTTGGCGCCGCTGGCATCGGGATAGGCCCAGATCAAACGCTCGGGGAATCGTTCGCGGACCTTGCGGCATAAGTCATCGGTGTCATGGGCGCCCATGATCTCGGCGAAAGCGTGGGCAATGCCTTTGCGCACCACTAGCAAGATGCCCGACATGTTGCCTACGTTGAAGTCAATGCCGATCAGGATCTGATCAGTGTTCCGCAGCCCATCGGGCAGGGGCCTGACGTGGTGATCACGACTGAAGCGGTCGTAAACCTGGCCACTCTTCAGGTTGATGTAGATGCCCTCCATGTAGGCCTTGAGCATGTTGCTGGTGTATCGGGTGCGCAGGTTGTCCAGGTAAGACTCGGGCAGATGCGGGTTGTCCTGGGTGCGCATCCTGATCAGCCTCTTGCCAGGATCGGCCTGAGCTTCAACGGTGCCAAAGGTCTTGTAATGCCAGACGAATCCTTCAGGGGTGGAAAGGAAGACAAGCTGGCTGACATGGCCAACCCGGATGCGGCCGAGGATCTTCTCGTAGCCCCGTGCGGCGATCTGCTCCTGAACGGTGTCCACCTCGTCAACAAGGGCCCATGCCCAGTCGGGGCCAACGATGCGTTTGAAGTTCTCGAAGCTGCGGGCTAGTACGGGCGTATCACCATCGGGCAGGTGGAGGATGTGCTCGGGTAGTGGTGATGCGCGGAAGGTGTAGGGGATGCTGTAGTGATCAAGGAAGGCATCAAACTTCCTGATCCAGATGTCCCGCAACATGGGACCGGTAGGCTCCAGCACGCAGCCGATGAAGCCCTGGTTCAGTACCGCAAGCTGAAAGGCTTTGGCACACGCGCCAAGAGTCTTGCCTGCTCCGTAGCCAGCGGCAACACCGATCTCGCGGGTGGTGGTGTCGTCGAATAGCTGCACCTGGCCGCCGTGGAGGTCGTCGCGGATACTTGCGAGGGTGGCGGGGATGTCAAGGCACATGTGCGCCGCTGCGGTGCTTTCCAGCTCCAGTAGGGCGAGGCGCGAGGAGGGGTCAGGGGCGCGGATGGGGGTCATGCGACTAGGGCCTCCAGCAGGCTGCGCTGTTCGCTGCCAATGCACGCAGGCGATAGCCACAGCCGCTCCCGGCGGCCGTTTAGCCCGTTGGTGCTGTAGCCGGCTCCTCCTCCTGCCTTCCCCTCGGTGACGGTCCACCCGTGGGCCAGCAGTGCATCGTGCTCGGTGTCGTAGCCGCAGAGAATCACGCGCAGCTCACGCGGCGCCGTGGCACACCATTCGCGCACGGCCAGGCCCACATCGGCATCCACGTGGGCGTAGAGGTCGCCGGAGGTGGCATAAGGCGGATCCAGGAAGATCGCCCGCGTGCCATCGCCGCCGGTGCCGCTGCGGGTGACAGATGGCTTCACCACCCGCTCCCATGATCCGCAGGTGATCCGCACCCGCTGGAGACGATCGGCAAGCTGCTGCATGTAGGCCCTGAGCTGGCCCATCCCTGCATCCCCGAGGTGCGGCAGCTTGCGGTTCACGCCCATCCCTGCATCCCCGAGGTGCGGCAGCTCACGGTTCACGCCCATCCCTGCATTCCCGAGGTGCGGCAGCTTGCGGAGGTGGCCATCCACCACCCGCCACGGGCCAGGCCCGAACGGGTC